GGAAAACAAAAAAAAGCACATTGCGGAAACAATGCGCTTACAAAAAATAACTTACTCACATTATAACAGAAAGGAGCGCAAAAATGAATGATATTGCTGAATTAATTGAAGTTAAGATTGACGCAGTAGTAACGTCGGTTTTAGTAAACAAACTTGATTTCCTGAACAAAGATAACCAATTCAGCCCACTGATGACGCAAAGCGAAGCAAGAAAGTGGCTTGGTATCGGTGACGACACGTTGAAACATTACATTCTTAAAGGAATGCCTGTTATCAAGAAAGACGATAAAATTTATCGAATTCCAAGAGATGCAGTAAAGGAATGGATTAAAAATGAATGGAGAAACATTTAACATGGACTTATTTATTATCTGCTTTAGTTTAGCAATGATCATATACGTGTTGACATTACCGTATGTTGGTAAGCGAACGAAGAAAGAAGAAACATCAATGCAACCGACTTTCGTATTTGAGAGTTGGGAAGCAAAAGCTAAGCATTATGACGACGCTATTAAAGTATTAGACGCGATGAAAGGATGATGTGTGGTGAGAATGCGCAAATTACCAGAAAAAGCATTTTATAAAAAGGAGAAAACAATGAAACAAACACAAACATTTATCGTATTTCGCAGCAAAGAAGATGGACATTTCTTAATGGAATATAAGAATAGAACTAGAGCATTAGCATTTGAAGCAGGTTGGTGTAAAGACATCAATGGCGCAATTATTACTACCGAAGAGGCTTACACGGAAGACAAAGAGAGATATGAAGGAATGTTACAAATGTTCAATGCAGAACCTTTAAAAGTCGAAGCTGAATATACATTCAAAACGTTAGATGGCAAAGAACCAGAAGAAATTGAAGTCGACAGCAAAGCTAAATGTGAGGAACTGGCTGCACTATTTGATGCGCTTTTCGGAGATGATTAAGCAATGAACATGCAAGAGCTTATCAAAGAGAACGAGTTTCTTCGAGACGAACTAAGACGGACTCGCAAAGAATGCGATGAACGCGATAAGCTTCTCGGTGAAATCAGAACATTTTTAGAAAGAAAGGTGAAATAATGGCTTATCTTTACGAACTCGAAGGCATTTATGCAGAACTTCAAGATATGGAACTAGATGATGAAACGTTTCAAGACACACTTGACAGCATCAACTTTCAAGAGGATTTAGAAAACAATATTGACTACTTTGTCAAAATGTACAAAAACAGTTTAGCTGATGCAGAGGCTTGCAAACACGAAAAACAAGCCTTTGCTGAAAAAGAAAAACGTAACAAAGCTAAAGCAGATAAATTTAAAGAGTATATCAAACGAGCGCTTGAAATTAGCAACGTTAAAAAAGTTGATACTGGTAAATTCAAAGTTTCTCTTCGCAAGTCTAAAAAAGTTGAAATCTTGGACGAAACCAAAATTCCGCTTGATTACATGAATGAGAAACATGAATGGACACCAAACAAAACAGAGCTCGCTAGAGCGTTGAAAGCAGGTGCTGAAATCGAAGGAGCTGTACTAGTAGAGAATGAAAGTCTACAGGTGAAATAGATGCAGATTTTAGCTATTGATCCATCTTCAAACAAAATCGAAACCAGCACAACAGGAATTGTTTTATTAGACAATGCAAGGCTTGAATGTTCATGGGTAGCAACATACGGCATGCGAGGGTTTAAAGAGTGGTATACGACTATTGGATTTGATTTAGAACCAGATGTCGTTGTTGTCGAGAAGTTCGAAGCGCGTGACAACGATAAGTCTAAAGACAATTCAGTTTTAGAAACCATTGCATTTATTGAAATGTGTTTCCCAAACTTAATCCTTCAAAGAAATGCAGGTTACAAATCAGATATTCCGGATGAACTTTTAAAAACTTTAGGTTTATGGAAATTTGAAAAAAGTCATCATCAGGATTGCAGAGCGGCTGCAAGACTTGGCCTATTTTGGGCAATGCGAAACGATGTTGAAGAAGTCATTCAAGATATTGGAAGGGTGGTGCTTGAACATCAAAATCATGAGCGAAGTTTGGAAACAAATTAATGGATACGAGGGGCTTTATGAAATATCTAATTTTGGCAACGTACGAAGTTGTGAAAGAGTTATTTCACACGGTAAAGGTTCGAGTACTAGAAAGTTAAAATCGAAATTTATTCGACCTTGGGATGACAATCATGGATACTGCTCTGTCTCGCTTAGTAAAAACGGGAAAGTAAAAAAATACAAAGTTCATAGATTAGTTGCTGAAGCTTTTATTCCGAATCCAGAAAGAAAAGCAACGGTTAATCATATTAATGAAATCAGAAGTGATAATCGAGTCAGTAATCTAGAGTGGGCTACGTATCAAGAAAATAATAATTTCGGCGGACACAACGACAGAGTGTCAAAAACATTGAGTAAAGCAGTTGTGCAGTTGAGTGAAAAAGGCGAAAGAATCGCAGAATTTGCCAGTGTCAAAGAAGCTGGTATTGCAACTGGAGTAAATCCCGCTAACATAAAAAGTTGCTTGCACCATGCTAATAGAATTTTAGCAGGTGGATTTAAATGGAGGTATAAAACTTGACAAAAATTGTGTTAAGAAAATGGCAGAAGGAGGCAGTATCCCGAAGTTCAAGATTAAATCACGGTATTTTTCTTGAAGCTTTGGGAGGTTGAAGGTCGAGGCAAGACAATCTGTGCTTTATCAATCTGTAAGGCTAAAAGTGCTGATAAAGTCATCATCGTTAACAATCGAGTGGCTATTTTAGACGGTTGGAAAGAAACTGTTAAAAAATTTGGTTTTGACAAAGAGTTTGAAGTTATCTATTTGACAGACAGAGCTTTGCAAAACCGTGTTAAAACGCAAAAAATAGCTTGTGACGTACTCATTATTGACGAGTGGCAAAATGTATCAAGTGATAAAAACGTGCGAGCGTACGCTAAAATAAAGCGCAATTACACGATAGGATTATCGGCCACACCGATTAGAAAAAAAGGTCAAAATTTCTATCCGCTAGAAAAAACGCTGTGGGGATTTGCTAATCCTAATAGAAAATTTGATTGGCAGAAAACACACGGAAAAATGGTATATGATCCATTCTCTTACTCAAAAGAGAAGTGGGATGATTTCAGAGACTATGAAACATACGTTTCTAAATTACCAAATTTCATGCGTTGGGAAGAGATAGAAGAGATTGAGAACGCCGAGAAAAACAATGGTTACGAAATCAAATTCTTCCAGAAGGCAGTTCCTGTTGCTAATCCTGAAAAACTAAAGCAATTCAAAAAAATGAATTTAGTAACAGTTGATGGCAAAACAGCTATGGCTAAACAATCGTTTGGGCGCAAGACGTTTGAACGCTATCTAGACCAGACGGGTGTTGCTATTGATTTTCCAAAATTAAAAGCAGTAAATGCTGATACACCGCTCTTAAAAGAGTTAGATGGTCTAATTGAACGAGCGCCGCACGGCATGCTGATTGTTAGCAAATCTAAGCAGGTCGTTAACGTCATTCACGAACGCAACCCAAATACAGGAATTTGGACAGGAGATGTTAAAGAAGGCATTGATAACCAAACAGTCGTTGCTACAAGTCAAGTTTTGGGCGTTGGTGTAGATGGTCTTCAGTATCGATTTCAAACAATTGTCGTTCTTGATCCAGTTGACAAAGATAGTGGTGAATATGACGACTATCGCCAACTTTTATGGCGAGTAACAGGAAGTCGTCAGCAGCATGATGTCAACGTTATTGAATTTTATTACAAAGGAGAATAAATGTTTAAATTACCAGAAAACAAACCACAAGTGCCGAGAGACACACCACGAAACTATTTCATCTATGGCGAAACAATGAGCGGGAAATCTTACCTAGCTAACGAATTTCCGAATCCGATCGTTTTGAACACGGACGGAAACGCCAGTGCTAACAGCGTGCCAGCTATCCAATTAATTAATGAGAAGGACAAAAACGGCAATATTACAAAATCGGTTATTGATCAGCTAAGTGAAATCTTGCTCGCTTTGCAAACACAAGAACATACGTACGAAACAGTCGTAGTCGATGTTATTGATGACGTCATTGACATGATTAAAATTGCTGTATGCGGGCAATTCGGCGTCAAATCATTATCTGAAATCAGCTACGGTAAAGGCTATGACTACTTTAATCAAGCTTTGACAGAACTTGTAATTGACTTAAAAGCATTACCGATGAACGTCATCTACATCAGTCGTCAGATTTCAGAATACGATGACAAAGGTAATGCTACAAAAGATAAACCAAGCTTAAAAGATAAATATGTCAATCTTATCAATGGTAATTCTGATTTGATGATTCATACCGAAAAAATCGGTAATAATTACAATCGTGAAATTGACCGAAAACGCAAAACATATTATGCGGATCAAGTCGATGACAAAGCTATTTTAAAAATCTTGCAAACTATTCGTGGTGCTGTTGAACCAGCTAAAATGAAAATCCCACGCAAGCAAGAGCCTAAAAAACAAACAACTACTAACAACGATTTATTTTAATTAAAAGGAGAATATACACATGAGTTTACTAGACATTGCAAAATCAATTAAAAAAGACGGATTTGACCCACGCAAAGACAGCGTTAATGGACAACCAGCTATTCCCGCAGGAACTTATCCAGTAGTTTTGCGAAAAGCTACTTTTAATGTATCAGAGAGCGGCTGGGAAAGCCTTGGCTATCAATTTGAAGTTCGAGGTGGTGAATATGATGGACGTACTGATTTCGTGACATTCGGAACACTGGATACATGGAAAACAAGAGATGGAAAAACAGTGGATTTAGGCTGGTCTGTTGAAAAAACTATTAAATTTTTCCAAAAAGCAATTGTTTTAGCTGGTGACCAAGTGATGAACAACGATTTTGATGACGGTAAAGCCATGGAAGAAGCTCTTCAACGTAAAGCAGTTGGTTCTTATTTCAACCTTGTAATTGACGAAGGTGTTTCTAAAAAAGGTAAGGAATACCGCAACTATGACCTTGAAGAAGAACAATCTCAGCCAATGATGTCAGCTGATGAAATTGACGATGATGACCTTCCATTTTAAAAATCTGCATTAGACAGGAGATGTTAGCATGCCTTGCATGAAAGATTATGCTTTGAAGTACAATAATCTAGGTTTTTCAGTAATTCCAATCAATCCAAGAAATAAAATGCCGTTGATTGACTTCGCGAACAAAACGATGTCAGCTGATGAAATTGAGAATTTTTGGAATATCTATCCAAATGCTAACATCGCTGTTCGAACGACTAATTTCTTCGTTATCGACATTGACAAGCACGGACCAACCA